ACCAACCGTGCCATGCAGATATTTTGTTGGAGATTGCGAACGGATGACCTGTTTTGATAAAAATTTGAAAGCTCCGTTTCCGTATTTCGGGGGCAAGGGGACGGTGGCGGACCGAATCTGGAAGCGGCTGGGCGATGTCAAGCAGTACATCGAGCCGTTTTTCGGCAGCGGGGCCGTCCTGCTGAAACGGCCGCCTACGAAGCTCGACAAGATATACGAAATCGTAAACGACAAAGACGGGTTTATCGCCAACGTCTGGCGGTCGATCATATTCGACCCGGACGAGGTGGCAAAATGGTGTGACTGGCCGATCAATCACGCCGACCTGAACGCCCGCCGGAGGGTGCTGGTGGAAAGCGAGCCCCAGTTGATTGAGGGGCTGCAATCGGACCCGGAATGGTTCGACGCGAAGCTGGCCGGGTACTGGGTATGGGCGGCGTCCTGCTGGATCGGAAGAGGGCTGACCTATCCTGACGCAAGACCTCATCTATCAAGGAACACCGGCATTCATTCCCAAATCCCGCTGCTTACTCACAATAAGGGCGTTCATCACCGGCCGGATGCTTACGAATGGATGGATGCGCTCCGGCGGCGGCTGCGGCATGTCAAGGTTGTTTGCGGGGACTGGACGCGGGTCTGCGGAGGGAACTGGCAGGCGGATAACCGGCCGTGCGGGATGTTTTTTGACCCGCCGTACGCAACGAGCGGCCGGGACAATGACATCTATCATCACGACTCACTGACAGTTGCCAAAGACGTAGAAAAGTGGGTGCTGCAGCGCGGTGGTCATCCGGACTATCGGATCGCCGTGGCCGGATACGAGGATGAGTACGCCTCCCTGGTCGAGGCGGGATGGACGGTTGAGCCCTGGTCCGCTTCCGGGGGGTACGCGAACCTGGGGAAAAACAAGACTGGAAACCGGCATCGAGAGCGGCTGTTTTTTAGTCCGCATTGTTTGCGGGCGGAAAAAGATAAAATGACGCTGTTTGAGGGAAGTCATGGAAACATCAACAGAAATAATTGAAATCGTACACAAACGAATTTATGAAACCTATTGGAAAGGACGAATGATGTCCAAAGGAACCCCAAAAAAAGACGGCAGCGGGCAGGGCCGACGGGCCAATCGGGGACGCGGCGGCTGCAAAACAACCAAGAAATCCGGGAGTGGAATGAATAAATAAAACGTCGTTTTCTCATGCACGATGCCCGTTCTCTCTGACTGCGACAGGGGGGCGGGCATTTTTTTGTTGACACATTCCAAACTTCATGCCTATGCTGTCTGTATGGACTGTAACGAAAAAGACATTTGTAGGGGAGAACTTATGGAAGCCAAATGCGGGGAATGCATCTTTTACCAATTGCGAACGAATATTGACGGGATTTGTGTACGTTTCCCCCCGGTTCCCTACCCGGCCCCCCAAAAGAAAGTCATTACCGGAGAAGTGCAAATGGGGGTCATGTCCATGCGTCCTTTAGTCGGCTATCACGATTGTTGCGGGGAGTTTATCCCGCGGCCGAAAGAAGAAGCAACCCAACCGTCCGAAAACTGATAAGGAGAATTCTCTTATGGCAACGAATAATATCAGGCGAAAAATCGCCATGCTCATCAAGGGCCGTGACTACAGAACCAAACAAGCCGAAAAAATAGAACGCCACAGCCGCCCCAACGCTCCGGTTCCTGGGATGTCCGTCCGGGAAGAAGCGAAAGGGTACGAAAAAGCAAGTTCCAAACCTTCGGAAACCAAAGAGGATAAAAAGAAGAAGAAAAAGAAAACGACCGTGGGAGGCAGCGGATTTGTCGGAGCACACAAGGTCGATGAAACCTACAGAAAACTGAAATAATAACGGGGGCCTGAATGTGCAGAATGGGACTGACTATCCTGCTGTGGCTGAACGTTGTATCGATGGCGCCGGGCAGGACACTTCGTGCGGATTTAAACGGGGACTGTCGTGTCGATATGCAGGACATGATGATTCTGCTGTCCGAATGGATGATGGAAGATGAGGACTGTCTGATGGGACTGGGACCGGAATTAGTATTGCATGGAGACTTTGAAGATGAAAATGTAAATGGAGACTGGTTTATTCTTCGCTATTTTGATTGCGGAGAAAAAGACGCAGCGTATTACTCCAGAGATGGAAGTCTGCGTGGAGAAATTTCCCAAAATATGAACGGAAAACTGGAGGCCGGAAAAACCTACCTCGTCCAATTCGATACCGAAATCGTGACCCTCCCCGGACAATCTTGTTATGCCCTGCTGGAACCGATGGAGGCCGGACCCTCCTTTCAATGGGACATTACAGAAACAGGACATACCGAACAAACGATTTCGGTGGACTATCCGTATGGATATTTCCGGTTCCGATGTCAGGCCACAGAAGGCATTCTTTCAGAAGTGCATTTTGACAACGTATCCGTCCGGGAAGTGTTATCCGGCGGTTTGGGCTTTGGCCCCACTTTGATTGAGCACGCTTACGAGAACTTTTGAGCAATGGCAAAAGAACTCACCGCACAAGACGTAGAAATTGCAAAAAAGCAACTGCTGTGCCGAGCACACGCGGCTTTCTGGGCTAAGGAAATGAAGGTTCGGCTGGCGAACGGGCAATACTTCGATACGGCCGGCCGGGAATACCAAATCGACTGGCTGCTTCCCCCCAAGATCGCTAACGAGCGATGCTACATGAAGGCAACCGGGGCCGGGGTCTCGGACGGGGAGATTCTGGAGAGCATTCACGGAATGCTGACGGGGCGGTATCGGCAGGGCGTTCTCTACGGATTCCCGAACGACGCGGATATGATGGACTATTCCAAAACCCGATGGAACCCCCTGATTCAACTGAACTATACGCAGATCGGAAAATATCTTTCCGAAGGCCGAAAGAAAACCGATGCCGCTGATGTCAAGCGAATCTGCAATTCCAACCTGTACCTGCGGGGGATGCGGATGATTCCTACGGCGGACGGGGAATCCCGCCAGTCCGTCAAGGCCACGGGCATTCATGTTGATAAGGCCGTGCTCGATGAAGTCGATCAAATGGAACTGGAGATTGTCGGCAAAGTACGCGGCCGGATGTCCAATGCCCGGATCGGCGGCGTGAAGGGAAAGTCCTACTTGGCTATGATCGGCAACCCGTCCGATGAGGACCGGGGCATTGATTCTATCTGGCAGGGGTCCGATCAAAGGTACTGGTTCCGGGAATGTGAGTGCGGGGGGAAAACCTGTGCGGAACTGGAATTCTGGAATGACCCGGAAAAGTGCGTCGGCCTGTATCCGGATCGGTTGACCCGGCTGGAGAACCATCAGCCGCTCGGTTATATCCGATGCGTCAAATGCGGAAAACCGGTCGGTCAGCGGCGGGGGAAATGGATACCCACCAAACCGGAAAACAAGGAGCGGGAGGGATACAACTGGTCCTATCTGACTTCGGAGAACCAGGACCCGGCCTATGTTCTCAAATGCTATCGCAATCCCCCGGAAAACAACCTGGGCGACGTGATCCGGCTCATGCTCGGCAAGGCGTACTCCTCCTCCGATGAAAAACTGCGGAAGGATATGGTCTGGGCGTGCTGTTCGAATGAGGGAATTCCGGATACCTACCCCGGTCCGTGCTGCATGGGAGTCGATAACGATGACAAAAAGCATGTCGTGATTCTTGCCCGAACCGGGAACCAGAAATACAGGATGGTGAAATTCTGTGTTTGTGAGGATTTTAACCAGGTTCTCGATTTGATTCCTCGATTTCATATAAAATTCTGCGTGGGTGATCTTCGTCCAAATGCCGATTCGGCCAGACAGTTTCAAAAAATCGCTAATGCAAAGGGATGCAGAACGTTCTTATGCGAATATACCGAATCCCCGCTCCAGGACTTTACCTTTCTCGATGACCGAGGAATTGTCAAGGTTTATAGAACCGGAATCTTTGACGCTTCTCACCGAGTCTTTTCAAACAATGATATTGTCCTTCCGAGGCGAACCAAAGACTTGGACGAATTTGCTCAACAATGCTGCAACTGTGTCAAAAGCAAGGAGATCGACAAGCGAAAACGGACCGTCGTGTACCGGTATAAGAAAACCGGGGCTGGAAACGATCACTACAGAAACGCCCTGAACTACGCCATTGTTGCAGCCAATAAAGTCGGACGATCCAGGGAAAATGTCTATTATGAGAGAAAAATCCAGGATTGCATCATGGAATATTCGGCAATCTAAAAATAATTCTTGACAAAAAAGAACGACAGTCTGTATTGTCTGTATAGATTGTAGGAGATAAATGTTATGGGAAAGCCGAAAGCACCGAAACCGCCGCCTTTGCCGCCGCCCGTAGCGACGCCGGAAACCACCGAAGAGCCGGCCGATGAAACCGTCCGAAGAGCACGACGAAGGAGCGGCTACGGAAAAACAGTCCTGACCGGATCACTGACTCCGACGACCGGGAAAAGGACAGTTCTTGGATAAAACATGGCCGAAGATAATCGAGCACAACAGATTATTCGAGATTGGCAGCATTGCGATTCAGAGGCCGCCAATACCATGAACCTGTACCAACAGGTGGCCGACCATTTTTTCCTGCGTGAAAATCAAATTACCCAAAAAACCACTCCCGGAGAAGATAAGTCCCTTCCGATTATTGACCCTACCGGAATGCATGCCCTCCAGAAAATGGCGGCCGGACTCAGCGCTGTAATCTTTCCTTCCGGACAATATTTTTGTCGGCTTACCCCGGATGATATGCGGCTGGTCGATGATGAGGAATCGATAACCTACTTGAATCGGGTGACGGAAAAGCTGCACCTTGAAATGTTCAAGCCGGCATGTAATTTCAATCTTCAAATCAATGAAAGCATTTATTCATGGTGCGGGCTTGGAACCTGTAACATCTTCTCCGGATGGGATAAAGAAAAGCTGATTCTCAAATACAAAGACTGGGATGTTGCCAATTACCGGTTCGGCGTCGATGCCAACGATATTCCGAATCGCTGCATGATCCGATGGGAATACACGGCACGTCAGGCATACGATTTATTTGGAGAAAGCGCAGGGCCGAAAATTGCCGCCTGTGTCAAAGACGAAAGAAATCCGCAAGAGGAATATAAGAAATTCTGGTTTATTTACCGGGTCCAACAAAACTACGGAAGGAATGCGGCTTTATCGGACAATCAAAATTACAAATTCATAGAGGAAATTGTCAATGAATCGGAAAAAATAATTGTCCAAAAAAACGGCTATCAGGAATTTCCGTTTCATATCGCCCGCTGGCTTGTGGGGAGCCAGGAAATCTGGGGACGAGGCCAGGGAACCTATGCGTTGTCTGCGGATAAGGAATTGCAGCATCTTGCGAAAGCATTGAATCTGTGTGTCGATCTCCATAACAACCCGCCGAGGGAAGTGCTCAGTTCGTTTGAGGGGCCTCCCCGCGTGCACCCTGGGGCATACAATGTCGCCATGGAACCCAATTCCATTCGCGCTCTCGATCCCATGCTCAACGGGAATTTTCCGATTTCCGAGAAGATGCTTCAAATGAAGCAGGAACAAATCAGAGATTATTTTTATGTTAAGGTGTTTGCCCCTTTGGATAATCTTCCAGGGGACAGACGAACCACGGTAGAAATTATCGAGCGCGTCAAGGCGGGATACATGCAGCTGGTCCTTCCGGTCACACGGTTTTACAATGAATGCCTGACTCCTCTGGTCGAACGCAGCGTCATGCTGCTGCTTCGGAATTTCAGGATTCCAGCGCCACCTGCTCAATTACGCGGGTTCAAGGTTGAATACCTGGGCCGACTGGCTTTGGCCTTACAGGAACAACAGGCCGATGCGCTTCAGCGGTTCAGTCAGTTCGGAGTCAATATGAACGCGGTATTCCCGAATTTCATGGTCGATACGCTGAATCCGGATCGTGCCGGCCGACGTATGGCAACGGTATTCGGTGTCAACGAAAGCGATTTGAACACGGATGAAGAAAAAGCGGCGATTCGACAAAAGCGAGCCGCCGATGAACAACAGATGAAAATGATGATGGCGGCAGAGGCGGGAAGCAAAGCCATTAAGAATACGTCCCAGAAGCCGGAAGAGGGATCGCCCGCCGAACAATTGCTTGCCGGGGTGGGAGGATAAATTATGTTAGAAGATGCAAAACAAACATGGGAACAATGCTGCAAAAATGTACGAATTGCCTTGACGATTACATTTCCAAAAAATGAATTAATGGAATTTTATCAATTTGTGGAGAATAGTTTTCTTAAAAAAAAAGAAACTGGTGAAATCGTTGATTTTGAAAAAGGAGAATGCAGGGATGGAAGTTGGACAGTACCATTTGGCTGTAGTTTGGAATATTTGCATGTCAATTTTTTGGTAAAAAAAGAATACTTAACGTTTAACTATGAAATTTATCAAGAAAAAGTTGATTACTATACTCACGATTCAGGAATTCGGATGTCTTATTATTTGACTGAAAAGGCGATGACCGCAAAGAAAACAAAAAAATCGATTTGGTCAAAAGAGATCCATCTTGTATTATTCCCGCATTGGAATCAAGAATTGGTTGAGGTATAAAAATGCCGGTTGAAATGGAACAAAACCTGAAACGACAGGCCGCTAAGAAGGGACTCAAAGGCAAGCGGGCCGCCGCCTATGTGTATGGGACGCTCCGAAAAACAGGATGGAAACCTTCCAGGGAGAAAACATGAATATCGAGCAGGATCAATTAAGCCGTGATTTCAAGCAGACATTCGCTTCCGAGAGCGGACAAAATGTTCTCCGACACCTGAGAACATACTGTCGTGCCAATACGAATCAGGGATGTTTTGATTCTTCTAATCCAAATCAGACGAACTACAATCTTGGCGCCAATTCCGTATATCGCTATATTCAATACCAGATCGAAATGAAACTGGAACAAAAAACAAAAGATTGTATTATTGAAGAACCGAAAGGGGAGTAAATCATGGACGGAACAGAACTCACAGGGACACAACCCACTCAAACGCCTACAGGAGAGCCGACACAGCCGACCCCTCAATCCCCCGCACAACCGGCACAGTCAGAGTCCTATGTGAACCCGGACGGAACCTTGAAGGACGGCTGGTTTAATCAGGTCGTTCCGGAAGAACACCGGAAAAATACGGCATGGCTGGGTATTAAAAGCATTGGTGATATGACCAATCAAATTACTCACCTGCAAACCAAACTGACCAGTCAGGGGAAAGGCGTTTTTCCGATTGATGAGAAATCCACACCGGAGCAGGTTCGGGACTTTCGACAGGCCATGAACGTTCCGGAGAAACCGGAAGGATATTCGTTTACGGTTCCTGCTGAACTGGAACGGTATTATCAGGATGATGAAATGCTGGCGGAGGCAAAACAAACGCTGCATGGGGTCCATTTGAGTCAGAAACAGTTTACCGCGGTGATGGCTCTCGACGCGCTGCGCATGAAAAAGGCGGAAGAGGCCATGCGGAATGATCCGGTTCCGTTTTATAAAGAAGCCCTCGGATTAGCCACTCCGAAATTGAAAGAAGAGGCCGAACAGGAATTGCGGCAGAAATGGGGAGATGCGTACAATTCCAGACTGCATCTTGCCAATGCCGCCATTGAAGAAAACACAAAGGACGGGGAAGAGAGAGAACAGCTTCTTGAGCGTATCGGGAATGATCCACTGGTTGCCGACTTTATCGCTACGATTCAGAACAAACACTTTACAGAATCCAACGGAGTCGATACTTCCCTCGGCCAAGGCGCCAAGTCCATGAACATCGATCAACAGATTGATTCGCTAATGCGAAATCCGCATTACCTGGACGGGAATACGAACCCGATGGAACATGATCGAATTGTAAAAGAAGTTCAGCGCTTGTATTCTCAGAAGACTGGTGGTAAACTGTTGCAATAATTAATATATGGACAATTCCTCACCGGAATCCATATTGACCGCCTGAATAGAAGGCCGCCGTAACCGGGCGTAAAACGGCAGGTCGAATCCTGCGAATGTAGGACAATTCACCGAAAACCGTTTTTTAATGTAAAAATTGAAAAATTGTGATTAGGAGATAGTCCTATGTCCCTCGAAATTCCAGTTGCCTTTGTGCAACAATACAAATCAAACATTCTCATGCTGAGCCAGCAGAAACAGTCTATCCTGCGTCCTACCGTCCGGTTCGAAACCATGACGGGAAAGCGGATGGCAATTGAGCGGCTGGCCCCGAAAAATCCCCAGAAACGAACGACTCGCCATGCGCCGACGCCGGTGTCTGATGCCTCACACAGTCGTCGGTGGCTGACTATCGTGGATTATGAGGTTCCGGCCGATCTGATCGACGACCAGGACAAACTGCGACTGCTGATTGATCCGCAAGGTCCGTACACACAAAACCAATTGTCCGGTCTGCGACGTGCACAGGACGATGAGATTATTGCCGCACTTGGCGCCACGGTCTATGTCGGCGAAGAGGGTTCGTCCTCTGTCACCAATTATGCTGTCGGAGAGTGCCGTCTTGTGGCCGGTGATGGTTCGATTGTAGCGGCCGGATCGGCGCACAGCGATACGACGGCCACGGGCCTGACGATTGCTAAGCTCCTGACCTGCAAGCAACTGCTGGATGACGAAGAAATCGATCCGGAACGACAGCGGTATTTCCTTTGTAATCCGTACAACATCAACCAAATGCTGAATACCACGGAAGTCAAGAGTTCGGATTACAATACTGTCAAGGCATTGGCGGCCGGCCAGATCGATACATTCATGGGCTTCAAGTTCCTGATGTCCACACGTCTTTTGACGGACACTACGGAAACGGACTGCAAGAAATGTTATGCGTTTGCGGCCGGGTCTATCAGCTATTCGGCCCCCCAGGAACCGAAGGTTAGCATCAGCATTCGGCACGATCTGAGCGATTCGGTTCAGGTGTACTGTACGCAGACATGCGGGGCCGTCCGAAACGAAGGTCCTGCGGTTGTGGAAATCAACCTGAAAGCATCGGCCTAAAAACCCGGTTCTTTTGATCGTTTGATTCTTTGAAAAAAACAAAATCTCTTTTTCAGGAGAATAGCAATGAGTACATTATTGAAGTACCCGCATACTCCGCTCAAGGAGTTTTCAGGACCGCAAGATTTTTCAGGAACCAATAATCTTGGAATATACGCTACGGAATCAACGCAGCGGTATGACTTTGGAACTCGGTTTCTTGGATGGGACGGTTCTGTTTTCAAGTATTCAAAGACCGGGGCCGCCATCACAAACACGCAGTTGGCCGTCCATGTAACCGCCACCGAGGCAGTAGCAGGAATAGAAACCATTGCCGCGGCCGCTTCTATCGGGGATACCACGCTTACGATCAATGAGGCCGGTATTACCGAGAATCAGCTTGTCGGCGGCTACGTAGTGATCTTCCCGGCCGGAGGAAGCGCAATGGTTCGCAGTATCGTATCCAATACGGCAAGCACCTCGGCCGGCGTCGTGATCTTGACGCTTGACTGGCCGCTGGATACAGTGCTGACAACCTCGGACAATTACGAAGTCTACGCCAGCCCATTTGCCAGTGTCAGCCAGGCCAATACGTCTGGTACGTTGGCATTCCTTGGGATGCCGAATGTATCGGCGGCAAGCTCCGCTTTTCTCTGGATCAAAACGTGGGGACCGATCTTTATTGCCCCGCAATCCGGAGTCGGAGCGGCCTATGTCAAGACGGGATATTTCCGGCATGATGGGTCAATCGACGTCCGGGCCAATATCGGAGACCCCGTAACCGATCAGATTGCCGGGCACTGTCTGGTGGGCAGCGCTTCCGGTGACGGCCCCCTGTTCATGTTGACTGTTGGAATCTGATGGAACTTGTTCCGAACAATGTGAGCGAAAAAGACCTCAAAGAAGAGGTCTTGCGAAGGTCTAGCCGGGCCGGGTATTGCACCCGGTTCGGCGAACCTCCGTATCGCACAAAAATTCAAACCACGTGCGGATTCGGCCAGAGCAAAATGAATGTATGGCCGCGAGATAAACACGGAAACTTAATCGAATAGGAGGCCAATTATGGCAGCCGCAACAGCAGATCAAACGCTATACGGATTTATTTATTGGCTGAAACGGAATCCGTTCAAGTCCCCATTCAGCGGTCAGTTTACAGAGGCCGACTTGGATGAAATGGTAAAGCAATATTGTGCAGTGAACGCATCTGACGCAACATTGTCGGCAACCGATCCATTGTCTTATGGCGCAACACAGGATTACCCAAAAAAAGGAAGTACAACTCGGTACGCGGCAGATGGAACCGGAGTATCCTGTACGACTCCATCCAATGCGGTTTGTGAACAATCGCTGTATCCGGATGAACATTTATCATGAGGTAAACTATGGCAGCCAATACATTCAATATTGTCGATTTGCCCCTGGAAGGAAATCTGTTTTATGTGTCTTACGAATCGTCCGATTTGACCGGCGCGGCTGATTTGGTAGCGGCCTCAACAGGGAAATCGCATTACATCACTCATATTCATGTCAGGACAGCGACAGCTATGAATATTGAGTTTGGTTCCGGAACTTCCGGAGGCGCTGTTTCAACAAGACACATCGGACTTGTGGCTGTGAATGCGGCAAGCGGATTCTTTATGTGGAAATCGCCGCTTGGAAAGGCCATGAAATTAACGGCCGGCGCCACGCTTGGTGTGGATGTATCCGCTTCCGGTCAAATCTGGATCGAGGTCTGGGGCAAGACGGCCTGATAACGAAACAATAGTTTTCTCCCCTCCAGTGCCGGGAGGCGCTCGGGCCTCCCGGTCTTATTACAGGAGATAAAAAATGGCCTTTGCCTTGCAATCAGAGATTGATGTTGTCAACCAGACAATGGACCGTATTTCTGCGGCTCAGATTACGCTGGCCGACACAACGACCGTGGGGCACAAGGCGGCACTTCGGCACTTCTATCAAACAAGGGACTCTTTGTTTCGTTCGTTTGAATGGCCCCGGCTGACAACCCGCGCAGAATTGTATAAGATATTCACATTGACTCTTTCGTCCGCCCCGACATCGGCTTGGGCGGTCGGGGACACCATCACCGGAATTAACAACGGGTACACGGCGGAGATTCTGACCGTTACTTCTGATACCGAGTACGAGATTATCCGGGCGACAGGAACGTTTGAAGACGGAG